GAAGACTACGGTAATGGTCCGGTGACAATTAAGGCATCATTTAAGGACTTTGCTACACCTTTCGACTGTGTAGATCACCTTGTCACTCAGTGGTATAAAGATTACAAAGGTTACAAGGGCGTCAATCGAGCCACCTCTCGTGAAGATTGTGCATACCTCCTGAAGAAAGAAGGTTATGCTACAGATCCTGTGTATTCACAGAAGTTGATTCGATTGATGGAGCAACATGATTGAAGCAGCAGTTTCCGGCACTGTCGCCCTATTTACAGCAGTTATTGCCCTGCATTCACGTATGCATAATCGTATTTCTGAAGTAGACAAGCGCATTGATCAGGTCGAACTGCGTATTGCCGAGAAATATGTGCAACGTGAAGAACTATCCTCAGCACTTCAAAAGATGGAGGACCACATGGTCCGCATCGAGAATAAGCTGGATCAAATTGTATTGAGAAATGGCTAAGAATAAGGCCACTGAGGACATGTTTAACGAGTTGCATAACCTTGTTACTACTGAATTCCTCAAGCGTATCAAAAGTGGAGAAGCCACCGCTCAAGAATTAAAGGCTGCATGTGACTGGTTAGCCAAGAATGACATCAGTGGGGTTGCATTTGATGGTAGCCCATTGGAGAAGTTGGCCACAATCATGCCCAAAGTAGACCCAGAACTTGTTCAGTCGAGGTTATATGGCCGGAAAAACTTCTGAGTACTACAAAAAGAACCCAAAAGCACGTGCTAAACGTCTTAAACAGCAGAAAGAGTACAACAAAACTGCTGATGGGCTCAAGATTCGCACTAATGCGAACAAATTAAACAGACAACTGGGTACATACGGTAATGGAGACGGTATGGATGCATCCCATACAAGTCCTACTACCGGTAAAAAAGAGAAACCATCCAAAAATCGTCGTAGGCCACGTACTGGCAAGAAGTACGCATGACACCATTACTACCAACGCCTGATCACTACCTGCAAAATCTCATAACAATGACAAGTCCAGAAGCGAAACGGCTCTGGAGAAGAGCCATTAAAGAACACTTCAACTGTCAATGTGTCTATTGCGGAGAAACTTATGAATTACAAGACCTTACACTCGATCATGTACGTCCAAAGTGCTCTGGAGGAGAAGATCTCACCTCTAATCTCGTACCCAGTTGTTGGCAGTGTAATCAGGCAAAAGGTAGTAATAACTGGCTCTCGTGGATGAGAGCAACATTTGGGATTACCCCAAGAGAAGACCTTATTCTTTCACACATTAATTGATTATGGCAACCAAATGGACTCGGGTCTATGTAGCTGGCAAAGGCTACCGATATACTGATGGCAAAGGTAACTACAAAACCTCCAACCCTAATTTACGAAATCCAGCTAATGACGTTGTAGATGCTGGCGTTCGTACTAGTCGTGCTGCAGCTAGATCTGCAGGTAGTGCTGCAACACGTTCCGCATCTGCTGTTGGAGCTGCTGCTCAACGTACACAGGAGCGTGAGGAGCTGGCTAAGGCACGTGGAGGTATCGGTTATACCGGTCGTAAAGAGCGGGAACGAGCAAACAACCCGAAGAATGGTGATACCAAGACTAAAGAAGGACAGAAGTTTGTCTTCAGAAATGGTAAGTGGGTAAAAGCCTCTAATGCCAAATCGTCTACTGCTAAACCCCAGCAAGGTAACCACGTATCCCGTTTTGCTGGTGCTCGTGACCAAGCACATGCAGAAGCTAAGAAGATCACAGGTGAGTCTCCGACTGCAGCTAAACCCGCACCTAAGCCCGCACCTAAACCCTCCCGAACCACACCCTCACAACAGACACGTACCTCTACGTCTAACAACACCGTAAGTCGTGCAAGCACTGGCAAGCCCGCTCCCAAGCCCGCCGGTAAGGTTCCTAGTTCCAACGCCGGGATGAAGAACCAAGATAAGAACTTCCGTGGTAATCCAAACCGTAAGGATTCCATTGCAAGCACCCTTCGTGAACTGCGGGGCATGGGTAGTGGTCGTAAAGCTAACGAAGCAAATACCTCTAAACCTGAAGACAAATCTCGCTACGTTGCTTCCAACGGTAAGCCGTATGCCGGTCCTGCCTTTGGTAATAGCAAGCCTTCTGCAGCAAAGAAGGAAGATAAGAAGATGACTTTGGCTGAACGGATTCGTAAGCGTCGTACAGGCACGGCCTAAACCGATAACACTCTCTGAGAGGTGCCTACAAGCGTCTGTAGGGCCTCTCTTTTCTTATTTAAGTACAATCTACTGTGAACGATATTTTAGAGGCTTTACGGGGCGATTTTAAACTGTTTCTACAAGCGTTGTGGCAGCAACTTGATCTTCCTTCCCCAACTCGTGCTCAATACGCCATCGCTGATTACCTCCAACTAGGACCAAAGCGACTACAAATCCAAGCCTTCCGAGGAGTCGGTAAGAGCTGGATTACTGGTGCCTTCGTTCTATGGACACTGTTCAATGATGCAGAAAAGAAGATCATGATCATCTCCGCTTCTAAAGAGCGTGCAGATAACATGTCCATTTTCCTTCAGAAGCTGATCATTGAAACACCATGGTTAGCACACCTTAGACCAAAAGCTGATGATAGTCGGTGGTCACGGATTAGCTTTGATGTGAACTGCTCCCCTCACCAAGCACCATCCGTTAAATCAGTTGGAATCACAGGTCAGCTAACAGGTTCTCGTGCTGATCTCATGATTCTTGATGACATTGAAGTTCCTGGTAACTCAATGACAGAACTCATGCGTGAAAAGCTCCTTCAACTCTGTACTGAAGCTGAGTCCATCCTTACACCCAAGAAGGACTCACGCATTATGTACCTGGGTACACCACAGACTACCTTCACCATTTACCGCAAACTAGCTGAACGTAATTATCGTCCCTTTGTTTGGCCAGCACGTTACCCACGTAAGGACAAGCTCGCTCAATACGAAAGTCTTCTTGCACCACAGATCGTCGAAGACATCGAGATGGGTGCAGAAGAATGGACACCAACAGACCCTGATCGCTTCGCTGCTGATGACCTGTTGGAACGGGAAGCAGCCATGGGTCGTAGCAACTTCATGTTGCAGTTCATGCTGGATACCACCTTGAGTGATGCAGAGAAGTTTCCCCTTAAATTCTCTGATCTTGTGGTGACCTCCATCAACCCCACACAAGCTCCTGATGCTGTGGTGTGGTGTAGTGATCCACGTAACCTCCTCAAAGATCTACCAACTGTTGGTCTACCTGGTGATTACTTCTACTCACCGATGCAGCTACAAGGTAACTGGTCAGACTACACCGAAACCATTTGCTCAATTGACCCCTCCGGTCGTGGTAGTGATGAAACAGCAGCTACCTACATCTCCCAAAAGAATGGTTTCCTCTATGTCCATGAAGTACGCGCCTATCGGGATGGTTATAGCGACAACACTTTGTTGGATATCCTTAGAGGTTGTAAAAAGTTCAACGTCACCAAGCTCCTCATCGAAACAAACTTCGGTGATGGTATCGTCGCAGAACTGTTCAAGAAACACCTCCAACAAACCAAGCAGTCAATAGACGTAGAAGAGGTGCGGGCAAACGTCCGTAAAGAAGACCGCATCATCGATGCCCTTGAACCGGTGATGAACCAGCACCGTCTGATCGTTGATCGTCAGGTCGTGGAATGGGACTACAACTCCAATAAAGATGGAGCACCAGAAGAACGACTCCTCTATATGCTCTTCTACCAAATGTCCCGTATGTGTCGGGAGAAAGGTGCTGTTAAACACGACGACAGATTGGATAGTCTGGCTCAAGGTGTCAAATACTTCACTGATGCCATGTCCATCTCTGCCCATGAAACCGTTAAACAACGACGCATGGAAGACTGGCAAGACCTACTTGAAACCTTCATTGATGACCCTCAATCAGCCACAGATCACCTGGTCATGGGCTTCTCCTTAGACCAACGAAGACAAGCCCGAGGAGCATCAAAAGGTAGACAAACACCAACTTGGGTTTAATCTCTCAACTCCATTCTGCTGGAATGGATCTCACGGTCCGACATCTATACAGGGAGATGGAAGGGTGGACCGGACCCCTGTAGGGGGGAAGACCAACATCAACTGATGTTAGTCCTCCCCTTTTTACTGTTAGTACTGATGTGTGATGAAGACACATCCCGATTGTACTGATAGTACTAATCCAACTGTTCTTCTAACCACCTTCTCACTGGCCCCTTAAACGACTGGTGCTGGATGATACAGATGGTCGATGAGTGACCAACAGATCATCACTCACCAAGTATCTATAACAACAACTTACAACCACCAATGACTACCACCCATTCAGTCAGTCCACTGCCTCACTCCGTTCAGCTTGTACATATCACTCCTGATGCAGAAGATCTGATTGCCTACATGGCAAGAGTCTCTAATCCCTCTAATCAATCCAACACTCAGACAAGTGCTAGGTTGATTCAGTATCTTATTG